TTTGATAGGACTCAAACATTGCTGGGAGATGACCTTTGTTCCATTTTGTATCTGTTTGATATCTTAACCGTTTATAATTTTTACTATTCCACTGCTCTATTCTAGAAACTGTTGCTAATTCAAAATCAGGAAACTCATTCATTAGAACCCAAGCAGTTGGCAGGTAATAGGTATTACCATAGAGCCAACAGAACCAAAGACGTTGTTCATCGTTGTGTTGGTATCTTTGGTTCAGGTAATTAGTTGCCCATACCGCTGGATCGCAGTCTTTGTATTTTAGTGACCATGCATACCAGCGGATAAATGCTTCTCTACGATTTTCTTTTAGTCTGTAGTCTACCAATGTTCAAATCCTTCTTTAAATGCATCCAGGAAAACTAATTTAACAGATAACCCTGGAGCTAAAATTTTTTCAACTTGTTTATTAAATTTATCAATCATATAATTTCTATCTTCCCAATTGGAATATTTGCTACCGTAATGAACGATAATTACACCTTCAGAACGATTTTCTTCGCTCATCATTGATGTGATACCACCAAAACCAGCATTACAAATTGAATCAATCCCTTGAGTAATTACTGCAACTTTAGGAAAATTAAATTTATAAGCACGTTTATAATTATCCAATTTAGTTTTAGAATAAGAAATAAAATTTTTTCCTTGTTGTAGAGCTAATTCTGCATTTTTTGCAGCAATTGATTTGCATCGTTTTGTAATAGAACTATCTTTCCAGATAGCACCTTTACGACCTGTTCCTTTTCCACCAAATCTAGATTTAAGTATACTGATGAATTCATCAGAATCAATCTCTAAATAATCTAATTCTTTAGAAATAATATAAATTTGTCTATCTAAATCATCCAAATTATTACCCAAAGTAATATTAGGTTTATCATTTAACAATAAACCAAGCTGTGTATAATTTCTCACATCATTAAAAAATTCACTATCATCTAAAAGGATTACTGGAATAGTTGACCAACCAGCTCTATATGCTGCATTAATTCGATGATTACCATCAATAATAATTTTTAATTTATTTTTATCTATTGAAACAATTATTGGAGTTAAATTTTTTCTTGCTTCAGCAGGGTATTTAAAATAGTCAACTAATTCTTCTACATGTTTTTCATCTAAAAGATTCATTCTAACTTGATTTTTATCAAGTGTATATAAAATTTCTACAGAATATTCAACTGTTTCATACATACCAAATTTTATATTGGTGTACAATTTTTCCATGTGATCTGGTCTATATAGACCAGAAACAGGAAGCTCGACAACAGTTTCTGTTTTTTTACCTTCAATCCATTCACATGCTTCTTGAAAGACTTTTTCATCAACAATATAATTTTTATCAACTAATGCCCCGCCACCATTAGATTTATTATAAAAATTAGGATTATTTACAGCATCATATTTTGCTAATAATTGATGTTCTAAATTAATTGCTTCTCGATAACTACCTTCAAACAATTTTTCGCGCTTTTTAAACAAACCAAGGGTCCAATCTTGCTTAAAATAAGGGCATGTTGATGAAGTAATATAACCATCATCATCTTCATCTGTTCTATGAACTCCAAGATAAACTCTACCAGTATTCTTATTGGTGTGTAGATATAAAATAGTTCTCAGATCAGCAATATCTTCAGTTTTCATAATATAATTTTCAAGTTTTTGTTAAAGATAACTTATTTTACTATAAAAATTGCTCTAGGTCAAGCACTTTTTTAAAATTTTTTAAATCAAAGACTTCAACACATCCACCTTTACCTCTTTTATTGACTGCATTATAGATTACAGAGTCTGCATAATCATAATCACCACCAACAAAAGTATCATCAACGATTTTAAAGATGCTTAACTGACACCCACTTTTCTGTTTACCCCAAAATTTGAATCCAATCTTCTCATAAAAAGCAATTGCTGAGATTTCAGAAGAAACTCGAAAATATTTTGCACCATTTGCTCTAACGGATTTTAATGAATCCTCGCATAAGATTTTAGCAACACCTTTACCTCTGTGTTTAACAAAGGTATGCAGTAATTGAAGATTAGCAACAGGTGGAGTTCTTTTTGAAATTGTTGTTATAATTGCTCCACACAATTCAGAGCCATCAAATAATCCAATACAATAATCCCATTGCTCTTGCATATCAGCTTTAGCAACAAAAGTTCTAGCAAAATTATCACCTTTATCAGTTGATATTGCTGAAATAAATTGATCCCTAGAGCATTTATTCAACTTCAAGGTATTCACGAGCTTTTTTTCCACGTTCTTTGTCATATTTTGTATCGATCCAACCTAAAAATTGATTTAAATCCCAAATCATTGGAGGAAATTCATAATTATTTTCCATAATTAATTCTAGAACATCCGGACCATCGTTTAATGCAGCATCCATAAAATCATTAACAAACCTAAAACAAGATTCAATTTGAACTCGGTTCATCGTTGATCTAAAGAGCCTAAACTCAACAGTACCAATATGTTTCATTGAATACATGTTGATGGCATAACGAAACGGGCGACCCATTGAAACGCCATCTTTACCGGCAGCATGTAATTTGACAAAATGATCAAAATCAGTTGTTAAATTAATAATGTTATTACACATATAATCCGGCATTGGGCGGCCACCATCAAATTTCATATACATTTTAGCACCTTTAGCCAACTTCATATTAGCTGGTTCATAAAATCCATATACTCGATCAATAGCAACTTGTTGATTTTCTTTAATATATTTTGTTAATCGTTTTAATGCATCAATATCATCTTTTAACCCAGGAACAAAACAATGAATATGAGTATGAGATGTTGTACAAACAGTTGGTTGATTACCGTTATCAATAAAAAATTGTTCTAAGTCAAAATAACGTTCAACCTGTTCTTGCCAAGTTTTTGTTGGGCGAGTATTGATCTCACCGCCAAAAGGAGGCTCAAGACCTAGAGGATCACAACAAACGTTTTTATAAGGTTCTGTTAAATTAATAATATCAGTTTCAGCATGTTCCCAGGAACCAAGATGAGTAGGGATTTCTAACGCTCGATGAACATCGCCCCATTCAATTTCCATACCCCATGTAAAATTTTTTGAATCATATTTTTGCATAATCTACCTGCTGCAAATCTAGAGAATTCACTCCAGAAGCTTGCTTAAGAAGTTTAAATTCATTAACACAGTAGTATGTGTTAACATCAATTATCGAGCTGCTCGCATTGACTCCAGCTCGATTTGGTATATTTTCAGTTGATGTTACTAACCAGCCATTACTTAATTGTGCTGAATATAGCGGACGCTTGCCATTACGATAAAATCTCAGAGTTTTATCTTTATAGAGTTCACAAACAGCCAATGAAGAATTTTGCCAAACTTCTAGAGAAGATTTATTATCTTCTAGTGTATGAAGTAATAATTCAGTATCATTTCTTGTAGTACAATCATAACCATACAATTCTTTCCAGTGTTCAGGAAGTTCTTGAGTAATTACTCCATTATGAACAACAGAGAAATTATCATTAGAAATAGGTTGATTAAATTCTAGATCAGAAGTTGAATACCGACAATGACCAACTAAATACAAATTCCCATCCTCATTAACATATTCTTGAAAATCAAAAGGGAATTGATCCGCAGGAATTGGTAACTTTTCAGTTATTACTCTATTGTTTTTGATATAAGAAAGACCAGTTGCATGTAATCCTCTTATTTTTGATTCGATAAAAACCTTCAACAATAAGTCAAAGTCTGTTATGTTTGGATTATTTAAAACTGCTCCAATCACTGCACACATTTAATACCTCTTTTTATTAGTATTATACTATAACATTATAAATTAGTAAAGGGTTATAATTGGAATTTCTGTAGATGTTTTCTAGTAACTTTAACAGAAATCCAATCATTATAATATTGATCAGAAAGGATTACATCCCTTGAAAATTGTTCTTTTGCTTCAAGATATGAAGCCTGAGATTTTGAATAACATATATGAAGAATTTCTCTGGTAAAAGATTCTGTACCATGTTCTTGAACCAGAGATTTTAATGTTTCATTAGAACCATAATATTTTTGCCAATCAGACTCAATCTTAACACGTTTTCTTTTTTTATTTCTTTGGATAAATTTAGATGAATGAAATAATTTTTTCCCAATATATTTTTTACCATTTAATTTATTTGTAATAATATATACAAATCCAATTGCATTATCAGGAACTTCAATTAATTCAATATCATTATAAATCCACATTAAGATTTATTCTTCTTCGTCTTCAAGTAATTCTAATTCGATATCATCATTTTTGCAGATAGCACAAAATTTTAGATCGTCTGCAATACATCCTTGTTCATATTCAACAGTATATTCTGAATCGCATTCGAAACAATTTACTTTATATTTCATAGGCTTCCTTTCTTATTCTTTATATTGATTTTAATTTATCAATGGAGCACACTAAACTTGCCGCATCACCACTACGGCGATCTTTAAATTCATAAATTAAATTTGAAAATTGTGAAATAATTTCTAAAACGCTTGTACCAACACCAGTCCCAATATTATAAATCTCGCAACCTGGAACAGAATTTTCTAGAAATAATTTATGGTATTTAGTTAAATCTGAAATATCAATATAATCTCGAACACAGGTTCCATCTGGTGTTGAGTAATCGCTACCATAAACAGATAAAGCAGAATTTGTTTCTAGAGCTTTTTTGATATTAGGATACAAATTATCAGCACCTGAATCCCGCAATAATCCACTTGAATGTTGCCCAATAGGATTAAAATATCTTAAGATAGTAACCTTTAAATCTGGATTTTGTTGCGATATTTTTTGTAAAATTTGTTCAACCAATAATTTTGTAGCACCATAAGTTGACATTGGACCAGTTGGACTAAGTTCGGTTAATGGTTCGTCGGATGGAGCATAAACAGTTGCTGAACTCGAGAAAATAATATTTTTAACACCGTGTTCGACAATATATTCTAGGAAAGTAACAGATTTATTAACATTATTATCAAAATATAATTCAGGATATTTTGCGCTTTCTTTGATTGATTTATATCCAGCTAGATGGACTACTTCTGTAATAGAATATAATCCTAAGATAGTTTTTAATAGAGATACATCACTAATACAACCTGTAAAAAAATATGGTGATTTGCCTGTAATTGTTACAATATGATCAAGAGTTGTAATATTAGATCTTGATAAATTATCTAGAATAACAACTTCTTTACCCTCATTTAACAGATCAACTACTAAATGCGATCCAATATATCCCAATCCACCTGTCACTAAAATCATAATTTCCCTTTTATATTATAATAAAATTGGTGTAATACAACACCAAGATTATAAAAAAATACTGTTAATAAAAATATAATAGGGAGAAATAATACAACATAAAATAAAATAAAAATAAGTGTAATTAATGTTGGCATATTTCTCCTTATTATAATAAAATTTAATTATATTTAGTCAGTAAATTTACTTGTATCAATTCCCCATGGCCAAGCGATTCTGGGACTAACCGTTGGAAGGGAATCTTCAGGGTCTCTGATATTAGTTGCATATTCTCGTTTACCAAAAATTTCATGCAATTCCTTATAGAGCACTACAGCATCGTCAAAAGAAACCACAACTTCTTGATCATTTATGGTTAATACAAATTTCGTCATTTTCATAAACTACTCCTTATAATTCATAGACTTATCCGTGACAACTTAAACATTCACCTTTACTCACATTAACACCATTTTCAGAACGGATATAATACAGTGATTTAATCCAAGGATCTTTAAATGCTAATTTATGTACTTCGCTAATATATTCTTCATCTTCATCAGCCGAGAAAAAGAAATTAATACTTTGAGCCTGATCAATATAACGTTGACGAGCACTAGCTAATCTAACAATCTGTTTTTGATCAATTTCAAATGCAGTTTTAAATACAGCTTTCTCATCATCTGTTAACCAATCAACATGTTGAACTGATCCACCATTACTGATAATATCTTTTACTGCAGCATTACTATAAACACCTTTTTCTTTCATTAATTTTAATAATGAAGGATTAACTCTGTCCATCTTACCAGCAGCTGTATTTTGAACATAAGCATTTTTATAGATTGGTTCAATTCCCTGACTAACAGAACCACAAATTAATGCTGAACTTAAATTTGGAGCAATAGCAATACGATGAGTATTTCTCACACCATAACCACTACACCATTCAGGTTCACCCCATTCTACAGCCATCCATTGAGAGGCTCTTAACGATTCTGCATTTAAATGTTTAAAGATTTCAATATTTTTATAATATGCATCCATTGATTCAAATGGAATTAAATTATCCTGCAAATAAGTATGAAATCCTAGTAAACCTAATCCCAATGCTCTTGATGCCCCAGCAAATGCAACAACTTTTTCCATCCCAGGTTCACTTTTACCAATCTCAATTAAATCTTGATTAACGCAATCTAGAAACACTGTTGCATTAAATACAGCATCAGTATCTTTCCATTCATCATATAATGAACAATTCATAGAAGATAAAACGCATGAGAATGTATAATCTTCGCTAGAATGAAGAGTGATTTCCGTACATAGATTTGAAGCTTTTACATCAAGACCGCGCTCTTTGTACATCTGTGGATTTAACTGATTAACTCTATCAACGAAAAAGAAATAACCTTTACCAGTTATCATCTTTAACTTTAACGCAGCCTGATAACGCCCAATAGCGTCTCTATCACCAGAATCTAATCGTTCGATAAACTTATCTGTTACATTCCAGCCAATATTAGCATCGTCAGGGTTTTTACTGATATAATTTACAATCTCATAAAAATCAGGATGGTCAATTTCAAGATATCCAGCCCAAGCTCCACGTCGTTGACTGCCCTGTGAAATATCTCGTGACATTTGAACAAAATCTTTAAACACAGGAAGTACACCGCTTGCTCCACCTTTAACACCATTAATTTTCGCTCCACGGGGTCTAATAGCTCCAAGATAACCAGATGTGCCAAAACCATTTTTACTCAATACAGCTGCTTCTTGTTGAGCTCCATAGAATCCATAAACAGAATCTTGGATAAATCCACCACTACAGCTTACAGGACAACCAAATCCAGTTCCCATGTTAGATAATACTGGAGTTGATGCAGCTAACCAACCATTCCATAATAACTCAAAAAATTTAGGTTGCCATTCAGCAGGATGCGGAGTATAACTAGCAGCATGTTTCGCAATTCTAGTATAAACAGAAGCAAGGTCAGGATATTCAGCAGAAAGATTTTTTTCTTTTAACATCTGCCATGCAATAGTTGTACACCATTTAGGTAATTTACCCTGTTCTTGTAACTCTTTTCTTTCTATACTTAATTCATCATAAATTGATAATTCTTTTACCATACAAATCTAGCCTCTTTCCAGTTGCGATTATAGTCAGATCCAGTTGCCGAAAAGAAATCATGTAGTGTAGTTGATTCTAAATCTTTATAAAACCACTCAGCAATTGGGTTCCACTTAGGTTTAAAAATTGCTTTATAACCCAATTCTTTTAAACACATATCCAATCTAGATTCTGTAAAATGATTTAATTGCGTTTCTGTAATACCTTTAATGCTACCTTTTTCAAAATTCTTAGCATTAATAATCATTTCATGCTCAAGAATTACTCTAGCAGTTCCTTCTAATTCTTCTCGTAGATGTAACAATTCTTCTGGTGTTAATTGATTATCAGCAATTGCTTCTGCTAGTAGAGTACGAAATAACCATGCACCACCTTGATTATGTAAAGATTCGTCAATTGCAGAAAAATTAATCCCAGCATTTACATTAACAGCTTTATTTTTACCATTAGAATTAAAGTGTTTGATGAATGCAAAACTAGAGAATAAAACAGCACCCTCTACCATAGAGAAAATACCAACGGATTTTAATTTATCCATTAATGTCGTTCTTTTGGATAACCTTTTACCAATCCATTTCATACGATTAACTAGAATTGGATCATCTAGATATGAATCATAAAATTCATCTGTATCTAAACCTAATACTTCATTAATTTTATTGTAAAATGGAGCATGAACATTTGTTTCCATAAAAGCAAATGCATCAGCCATACGTTGAATATCTGGTCTAGGAAAAACCTGCGAAACATAATTTTTCCAGTATTCATTTACTGAAATTTCATATTTGGTAAATAACCTTAAAGTAGATGTTAAACCGTGATATTCAGCTTCAATAAAATTTGTTTTTAAATCATGAAGATCTTTTTCAACTTCAATTTCAAAATCAAACCACATAATTTCTTGTTGTTTTCTAGCGAATTCAATTGCTACCGGATAATCCACAGTATATGTGGTTTTTGGAGTCAATAATCTAATGCCCATATCATTCCTTTTCAAAAATTAAAACAGTTGCATCCCTGCAACACCTAATATCCTTTCAACGTTATCTATATATTACTTCTGAAAATTCAACATAGGAACTGGACCAGTCATATACTGCGGTAATTGTCCATCCCATTTATCAATTTTATTCAGTTCCAATACAGCAGGATTATTCTTTAAAGCAGCACCTTTAATCTCAATTGCTTCAGCTTCTGCTTTGGCAATAGCTAATTTAGATTCCGCAACACCACGAGCTTCAGCAATTGCTTTATCAGCTTCTGCTCTAGATTGAGCTACTTCATTTTCACGCTGTTGAGTTTTTTGTAATGCTTGAATTTTTGCATTAATAGATTCGACTACAGTTTGTGGTAATCTCATATTACCAACCAAATAGAGTGACTCTACTTTAATACCAACAGGATTCATTTCAGCTTGAACAATAGAAAGAACTTCATCAACTAAAGCAGCTTTACCTTCACCATAAACTGATTCAATATCTCTAGAAGATGCAGCTTTATTAAATGCATCTCTAACGCTATTTCGCAAGACAAGATTAGTAATCTCATCAGTACCTTTACGATATTTTTGAAAAATAGTTGTTACTTTATCAGGTTCAATATGATAACTAATACCAACATCAGTATTAACAGTTAAACCTTGTTTAGTTTGAAAAGTAAAACTATCATCGTTTGGACTACCTTCAGTTGCTACTTGAGTCCAAACATGATTTTGAGTAAATGTTGGGAATAAGAATAATTGTTCATTAACCCCAATCCAATATCTACCTACACCTAGGACTTGACTATCAACACCCTTTTCACCACCATTTAAAAATAC